TTGAGTCTGGAACGCCTCGAAGACCGGCCAGATTTCCAGGAGGGCGTCGATGCCTTCAGGCGTGACGGGCACAACTGTGCCCATGTCATCGCCTACACCTTCCCAATCCAGCACCGCGCGACGGGCCACGGCCTTGGCCATGGCCAGCGCCAGTTCCTCTTGGGAAGCACCATCGGGCAGCCCTTCGATTGCCGGATCAGCCCGCGCGGACACCATCAGGGCGGTGGTCAGGGGCCCCACCAGCAGGCGCAGGTCGGGGGCGAGGTCCAGCCATTGCGGCGTGGCGGTCAGGTTCAGACGGATCATCAGTAGGCCTCGATATCGTTGACAAGGGTTGCGGTGCACATGCGGGCGGGGCTGGCAGCTTTCGCCGCTTGCCAGTCAAATGTCGCCTGCACGCCTTGCGGCCCGGAAATCTCGATCCGGGGGCGCGGCAGGTAAACGGCGTGGACGGTGAAGGTGAAGCTTTCGCCTGAGGGCAGGACATAGGCGAAGCTGATCTCGCACGGATCGCCGTTGATCGCCTGTGTCACCAGCGTGCTGTCGGCAAAGCGGACCTCTATCCTGCCGGTCAGTGCTGCGATGGAAGGGTCGGCCCCATCGATCTTGCCGTCGCTGCGGATCGTTTCGATCCGGTCGAGGTTGTTGGCATAGGTGATTTCCGCCGAGACCACGTTGCCGAGAGCGCTGCCGTTCCGGCTGATCGCGCCGTTGAAATGGCCGAAACGCTTAAGGCCCAGTTCAGCAGGCGTGCCAGCGCTAGTCGTCGTGGCGATGGTCTCCCCCTGTGCCACCAGCCGGGCGGTCGCGGTCAGCAGGCCGGAGCGTTGCACCTGCCACGACAGCTGATCCAATACGCAGCCGGAATACATCGCAAAGCGCGGCACCTCGGGCATGCCGGTCTCGATCGACATCGAAGGCAGGGTCCAGCCGCCCGACCGAAACTCATGAGTGTAGGGGCCCACGCCAGTGGTGATCGGATCCCCGAAGGCCGCCTTCAGCCAGAACCCGAAGGCCTCGGCGTCGATCGGCACCATGACATCGCCGTCGGCTGTCACTGCGTCCTTGATCGGGGCCAGCGGGTCGCGGCCATAGCCGAGCAACTCACTGTTCAGAAGTGGCTGTTCTGACCCCAGCGATGTGCTGGCAAAGGGCATCTTGGTGAAGCCGCCCACCGGCGGCGTTCCATAGGTCGTCTCGAACGCAAGCGCCATCTGCGCCCGCGCCCCTTGGGCTCGTGCCATGTTTCTCTCCTTGGATTGTCGGGATCAGCCGAGCGGATCAGCCGTGGAATAGTGCAGCACCACCGGAATGACGGCAGCCTTCAGGCTGGCTGCGCCCTCGATGGGCAGATCGACCGGACGTGGCGCTTCGGCCTCGACCCAGTCGCAAAGGCCGCCCAGCGTGCGGTCGGCGGCAATCGCGGCGCCGATGCTGGCGCAGAGGGTGTCGAAGGCGGCGTCACGGTCAGCGCCCTGCACCACTGCCTCGATCTCGGCGCGGTGTTGGTAGTGGTAACGCAGGGGCGAGAGCGTCACCTCGGGCTCCCCTGGCTCGCCGTCACGCAGGATCAGCAGGCCATCGGTCGGGACGCGTTCGGGCAGTACCTCGCCGCGCAAGGCGGTGGCGGGCAGCGCCTGCAGCAAGGTGTGCAGCGCGGTGAGGATGGTTTCGCGGATGGTGGGCATCGAAGGATCAATGGTTGGGCGTTGCAGGGACGCGCAGATCAAGCCCCGTAGCGGGTGAAATAGCGTTAAAAAGCGTACCAGCCTTGGTCAAATCCATTACAAAGTACTCCTTGCCGAGAGATAGAGCGCCGAATTCTTCCACAGCGCGAACCTTGAAGATCGCCTCGGTATCGCCAGCTCCTTGGCGATTGGTGAATCTTGCCGTCCGAGTGATCTTCCAGCCGATGCTGGATGTCTGCGGAAAACTCAGATTCAGCGCCTTTAGACGGTTCTTGATGTTGCCGGTAATCCCAATTTTTACCAACCCGAAACCTCTTGGAACAGGACGCCCCACCAAAAAGTCGGCGGCCGTGGGAAAATGCGCAAGATACAGTTCATGCGGTTTGTCTTGGACTTCATATTGCCGATCACCAAAGGAGCCGAAGATACCCCTTGAGGGTTTCAGAAATGCAGCAATCGAACCACTTTCTGGACCTGAGGGACCTGCCACTTGAACAGAGTGTTCGCCGAAAACGTCCGTCTCAACGAAAGGAACCTTTTCAAGGAGCCAGCGAGCTTCGTGGGGCATAAGCCAAGTTCCGAACCGAGCTATATATCGTCCATTTTTTGGGTCGTAGCTCTTGGGGAAGACTTGGTTGACATCGAGGGTGTGGTTGGTGCGCCAAGCGCGGCGAACCGGCATGGCATGACGCCACTTTTCCTGACGACCAAGGCGAATATTCCGATCCTTCGCTATGTCCGACATCTTGGACCATGAATCGATTGGCGTGCACTCAACCTCAAGAACGCCCAATAGATGATGTACCTGCTTGCTGTCGGTCTCAGGGCTGGCTGCGCCGTATATGCATACCAGTTGTCGGTCACCAACCATCGAGAAGAGACGATCACGATCCCGAGGATCGGTGAAACCGAGGATCCCCTCATTTTCGGGATCGAAGCCCCAGAAGCCGGTTAGCCAGACTGACGAAGAAGCATCAAGCACCATATTCGCATCCTTTCACATGGAGAAAAACAACCTACTCCAATGGAATAGCGACTGGTCTTCGCGTCGTCGACGGCTTTTGATCTATCTGTTTTCCACCCAGTTCGCCACGATCAGTCCCGGCACCGCGTCATGCGCCCGCTCGGCATCCCGCGCCAGATCCAGCCGCTTCGGCAACTTCACCTGAGGCACCAGCAGAAAAATCGGCGCGGTCACGATGCCCCGGCCGGTTTTCGACCGTGCTGCGACTGCGCGGCCCTTGGTGTTCAACCGCCCCTCAGCGACTAGCAGACTTGGCCCGCGACGACGGTAGATGAACCGCAGGCGCAGTCCGGTGCGGCGTTCCCATTCGCCGGGGGTGATCCGGCTGCCGCGCGCCCCCTTGCCAGCCGCCGCCGTCGGGATTGCCAGCCAGAAGCCATTCCTGGACCGGATCAGCGGCCCGGTTTCATGCGCGCCAATGATCACCGGTGCCTTGGACCAGACCAGCGCTGCAGCGTTCAGGCTTTCGCCCGACCTCGGGAAGTTCTGGCTCTGGATTGAGTTCGCGAGCCGCCGCCCAAGGCCTGCGCCAGTGATCTGACTACGCCACGCAGTTTTCAGCCCGGTTCCAGCCTCGCGCATGGCGGCCGACACAGCGCGTTCGCCAGCCACAACTTCCGCCGCCATCATGGCGACGATGTCGGGATTGATATCAAGCTTCAGCCTCATGCCGGCCTCAGATCCACGGTCCAGACCAGCCGCTCACGATCGCGGACGGGCTCGCCCTGGATCAGGAACGCCTCTCCGTCAATCTCGACCCGGTCGCCAGGGCGCGGATTTGGCACTTCTGCCGCGTGCAGGTCGATGCGGGTGGTTTCCGACCAGAGCCGGGCATCGCCGAAGCCGGTGATCTCGTCCGCGCGGCGTGTGATCACGCGCACCAGAACGGGTGCGCCGCCGTCAGAGATATAGACCGCGTCGCGCCCGATGTTGCCATCTGCGAAGAGCGCACCGACAGCAGCGGCAAAGGCCGACATCACGTCCGCCGTGCCGAGCGCAGCACCTGCGGTCGGGTGCAGATCGGCAGCGGGTTCGACTCAATCTCGAGGCGGACCCATTCGTCACGATCCCGGTCCGGGATCATCCGCGCGTAAAGCGGCTGGCCCAGCGTATTGACCGTCTCGAAGGTGTCAGCGGGGGCGTAGTAGATCTCAAACAGCCCGTCGACCGCCTCAGGATAGAACACCGCTTTGTCCGTCGCCACGCCGAAGCCTGCGCCACCGCGGTAGCGGCGGAAAGTGATGCCACCGAAGCTGACCTCGTCGGCGATGCGCGACCGGAGATCAGCAGCAGCGGCGGTGTTGAGGTAGGTCTCGCGCACCTCCTTGTGCGCCACCAGATCGGCGAAGAAGGCCGAGCCGCATTCGGCACGCAGTGCAATCGCACCGGTGGCAAGCCCACCCATCACATCCTCGACGGTTTCGATCAGAGCCTGGCAGCGTTTGCGCAGCGCGCCCGAGGCCGGGGTCGCGTTGTCGAGATCGAAGTCCACCTCCGTGGCCGGGGTGATGCCGAAATCGGTGAAATAGTTCACGACCGTCGCGCCGTCGCGCGGATCTTTCACCAGCCCCTGGATGCCGTTGAAGAGGTGATACTCAAAAGTGGTCTCGGCGTCGCTGCGCAACCGGCCCATCTTGCGGGCAACTTCGGCCTGCACCTGCTGGGTGGCGGACTCGGAGCCAAAGTCGCGGACCTGCTGGATTTCCGAGGCCCAGATCACGTCCTGCTTCTTGAACTGACGGCACACGAAGGCGCGTACATCGCGGCGTTCCGGCGTCTGCTGGTCATAGGCCGAGCCGCGTTCGGAGAACGGGATCAGCGATAGCGTGCCGTCACGGCTCTCGATCACGACCGTGCGTGATCGCACGCCACGCGCCCCGAACAGCCCCGATCCAGACAAGGTTGCGGGCTTGTAGGGGATGTTTTCGAGCGCACGGGTGAGTTCGATGATCGAGAAGGCATCGCCTTCGAAGATGTCCATGGTGGCCATGGGGTGCCTCCTGATTTTGGGGGTGTGGACGTCCGGATCAGCGGACGAGGATGCCGAGCGTCAGCAGGGCAGCGTGGGCAGCGGCAATCTGTGGCGCGGTGGGCGTGCCGAGGATGGCGATCTCGTACTGGTTGACGATGGCGGGGCCGCGGATCAGCACGACGGCGTTGGTGTCGCCACCACTGGCATCGACACTGTCCCAGAGGATGGCTGCTGCCGTCTGGGTGCCGTTCGATGCAGCGGGATCATGGGCGGCGTATTTGCCTGAGGCAGTGACCTTGCCCAGAATGGTGCCGGGTTGGAGATTACCAGAGGCGAGAACCACCGTGCTGCGGCAATAGTCGCGGAGCGTTTCCCAGACGAGGAAGCCGCCCGCGTGCGGGGTTT